CCAAGTAATATTTTGAAGAACAATTGATGTCCAACCTTTGTACCCTTTTCACGGTATAGGTCTGTAATATTTTTAAGAATACCACGTTTATCTGCACCAGCCGCTAGTCTATTGGGGATGGTTGCCATAAATTCTTCACGGAAATTATCAAAGAACTTCGCGACTGTTGAGTCGATATCTCTATAATCTAATAACTGGTCAATAGTCTGTATTGGGTTTGGTCTAAATGAAACAAACTTCGATGAAGCCGCGGATGTTTGTCCTACTAAGTTCTCATTTGGAACAAATTTGTTTTGTGTAGATACAAATATTCTTGAGTTATCTACATCAATAGCTCTAATAGTTGCCGAAGCTCCTGATACAGATCCAGTAACAGTTTCACCTGTAGTATAAGTTCCAGTAATAGAACCAATAGAAACTTCACCAGATTCTAAGAACTCATAATAATGTTCAACAAATTTTATAAAGGAAGGATATTCCTCCTCCATAAATTCTGGGAATTGATTTCTTATTTTATCTGCTATGTTCATATTTACAATCTAGCCGGTGTAGTTTCGTAATTAGCGTTACCGGAGTATGTACCGGATTTGGAAGTATCTTCAGACGAGTTAATAGTGACAGAAGAGATGTTTAATATAACATTTCTAACTGGAACAATATCATGAGAAGATAAAGATGTTGTAATTGTTAATTCAGAATCTTCTGCCGAAGCAAAAGACACTATTTTAAGCTTTGTAATATTAATTTGACCAGTTGAATAATCAATAGTTCCGAAATTAGCATCATCAATAACCGCCGCAGTTGATCCAGATGGTGTGTGATAAAGGCTAACTTTACCTGCACCATCATCGGAAAGATAATAAACAGTTGCCCCTGTGTCTATGTGAAATCCATTAGAAGAAAGCACTGAACTGTGTCCAGAGTGTGGATGATAAATTGCGTTGGAAAATTCAATCAGATAACTATGATATTCATTAATTTTAACTGGAACTAATTTTTTGACAGAATGTCTAATGGTTGAAGAGATAATAGACTTATCAGTTTCGTCAACAAGTGAAGTTAGGTTTGAGTTTCTATATAAACCTGAAAATTCATTTAGAACATTTGTATCATAATCAGTTACAGTCTTCTGAACCTTAGTTTCAAGCTCTGATGATGTTAATGAAGATAAACCAGAATCATACTTAAACGAAACGTCAAGCATTAAGTATAAGTAATCCGGGTCAACAATCTCTGGTATAATAGATGCAACTTTATACCTATTAAGAGAGGTTTTAATATATTCTTTTGTTTCATTTGTGAGGAATGAACCAGATGCTGGCTTGATTGAAGCGAACACTTTACCATATACCGCAGGGTTATTATCTTCTCCACCCCAAACTGAAATAGATTTGGTATTTGGATATACTTTCTTGATGATTACTTTATAGTCATCCGTAGTCACTGCCCTATTTTGAGCCGCGTAGTTAAATGGTGCATTAGTTTTAATAGACTTTATAGTTTCAATACCAGTACCACCAGATGTTTTTGATGCTGCCACTCCAACAGACGTAACACCAGAAATAACAGATGTTAACGCGAGTGTTGATATAGAGTTGCCGTCGATACCATCAGTTTTAAGGTATTCAACTTTAACCACATTACCTGTATCAAGTTTCTTACCAATTAAGTTATCTCCAAAGTATATTTTAACAGACTCATTAACTTCGTCGAGGAAGTATACTTTTGAGTTGGTTAAGTTATCACCGAGGCCTGTTGATAATGTGTAGGCAATTTTATCTGTTGATGTTGCGGATGGGGAAACAGTAACACGCATTGAAGATGTGTCACATTGCTTATTCGGTATAACGAACTCTTGGGCTCCATCAGTTACAGTAAATGAATTAGTAAGCAATTTACCTTGGTATACAACAACATTTGAAAACGTAATTGCTCCTGCTACGGGTGTTGCTGTATAGTCTTTAAGTGTAATAAACTTATAAGCAGTATCACCAGACGAAGAGAATACAGTTCCACGTGCCATTGTAACTGGACTAGTTGATGTCGAAGAACCTGTTATAGTAATAGTTGATGTTGCTGCACGAGTTGACTGTGGTGTATAACCAAGAGCCTTTGCATGAGATACAACATTATGTCTTAACTGTGCCGTATCAAGGAACATTTCGTTCGCTGACATGTTGGCTGTGATTGCCGAGTAATGTGTGTTATAAGCTAATACGTCAAGTAAATTTGACATAGCAGAACCATCGAAATCATAGTCAGCAAAATCTGATTGATCTCTCATATAGTCTTTCAAGTTTTCTTTTATTTGAAAGAAGTCTTGTTCTGTTGTTGAATTTGCCATCTATTTTATCCTTTCTAGCAGAGTTTCAAACGTATGTATTTCATCTGATACTGAATTGTTTATTGAAAAATGTATCGTAACTCGCAGGGAGTTGTCGTCCGATGCATTAATATTAAGATCAGTAAGTTGCACTCTAGGTTCAAAGTTCTCTAATAACGTTCTAATCTGTGTGTCTAGTGCTGATATAGTAAACGGGTCCATTTGCTCGAACAATAATGCCCGAATATTAGAACCAATCCAAGGTTGAAACGGTCTCTCACCATAGTTTGTTAATATTAAGTTCCGAACAGACCGTTTAATAGACTCAACATCGAATACACGGTTAACATCACCAGTAAGAGGGTGTTTGGTAAAATTTAGGTTCAGGTCTTTCCAAATCTTAGTCGAACGACTAGAAATATTTGTCCCTTGGGCGTCTGTATGTGCTGATGTTTGTATTGCCATAAACCTATTACCTTTTTATAGTATTATTATTTATAATAAAATACCAAGTGGATATAGTTACCCACCAGCAAAAACATTTGAAGAACCTGCAGCAACTGCTGTACAACCAGAGATTGCATCACCAACCCTACCTGCGCCCTTACCATTTATAAACACAGAGGAACTCCCAGTCGATATTGGTGCAGTATGGGCAGGACACGGAGATCCGGGAATTAAATGTGTTGTATTATGGTCACCTTGTCTTGACCACGGTATCCTATTTACAAACACATTACCAGACCCTTGAGCTCTGACCATTCCAGAGCAATGGGATACATCAGCATCACCTACTCTAGTTGCAGCACTCATTTAGTTTCCCTATCCTTCAACTCTTTAAATTTGTCCATCCACCCCGAATTCTCAAGATGTTCTTTCTCTGTATGAGGTGGAGGAATATAACTTGGTGCAAAAGAAATAATATTCTCTATGACCATTGGTATATCCTCAAATTTATTATAAGTATTTATAGTCCCGTTAATAAGAACTTCAAATCTGTGTTCATTAGACATTATATGGTATCCATCCGTTCAAAAAGTTCATTCCAGAACCTATTACATTTAATACTTCATGATCTATTGTTTCGGTTACTGTTCCAAGCGTGTGGACCACAGTGACGTCATATTGCATAATTACAGAAAACCTAGGGTCTTCTCTCAATGAAAAGACTGTGTTATTATCTGGTACATTTGACGTACCAATTACCTCAGTAGGAACTTCTATTTTGTCCGAGAGTCCAACTGTAAAGTATTTAAGAACATCTTCAAATATATCGTTATACCTACCCGATATAGTATCACCATCAACCTCTACACCAGAATCCGTATCAAGTGGCACTACTGTAATCGACTCAACAACCTCAAGACCTTCTGATGTATATGTAAAGGTATGTGAGAAATCTGTTTCTCTATTAACTGATGGTACTGGTGTGTCAATAGCCAACTAAGACACCACCACTAATCCGTATGAGTGTCTGCGATGGTTATAGAATGTCATAACCTGTCCTCTATTCTTCTCATTATTGTGGGAAACGTGAATCCACGGGTTACCTGAACCAGTATTTTTATACTCTAGTAGTAGTTGGTCGTAAGATGTGTTTTCCGATATCCATTTAGCCACTTCAAAATAACCTACATCAGACAATCCAGAGAACTGAAAATCTGCAGCTTGACCTTTAAGATGTTGTGACCCACCAGAACCTCTCCGGAAACCAGAAGTAATCAGCAGATTTGGATACTGCGCTTTAACCTTATCGAGGACGTTTTCCGCTAATCCTTTAAGGTTACATATAATCTCATCTTTACTTAAACCATTCTGTGCAACGACTGTATGTGGGAAATGCGCAGAAGATGAAAGACTTCCAAGTGTAAAGGAATTACTTAATTTAGTTCCATCTGTAACAACACCTAGGTTGCCACATACTACTGTTACAGATTCAGTAGTATTATTAGGCTTATGCTGATGCTCTGTATTCTCTGTTCCCTCAGTACCGCCTCTCGCTTCAACCATTTCTTTTGTATAGTTTAAATCATCTGCACCGAATCCAAACTCTGCGGATGGGAGTGCCATAATCTCTGCTTGGAGTGCTGGATCCATAACGGAATATTCAGTACCAATACGTATTCTCTCAAATGCCAATTTCTCAGTAGAGGGGTATGCTATAGCAGACGCATCATTTGTCGAGTCTGTATCCTCAATAGTCTTAACTTCAGAGTAATACTTAGGTATAGACAATGAATCATATATCTTTTCTTGAAGAGTTGAGGCATCAGAAACTTTTGGTATTGATTGATTACTGTTTTTAATATACCTTGATGATATATCACTCTTAATCTTACCACGAAGAGACTCCATCTCAAATGTTTCTATTGAGATATTACCAGCAACTGCGTTATTTGTAGCTAATTTATTTGCCATTAGTTTAAATCAATCCTTGGAGCGGTTACTATATGGTTACCACCATTTGTCATAGTGAATGTAGAGCCAGTAGTTACAGTAGAGGAACCACCAATGTTTTCGTACTCTGAACCATTTATATTAGAAGATTTCGATCCTATAATTTCGAAGTAGTTATTACCAGTTTTTGTGTATGAAGAGCCATGAACTTTAGTAGACATGTCACCTTCAACCTCAAGAGTGTAGTCACCCTTCACAAGTTGTCGACAATCGCCAGATATTGTAATATTGCATGCACCTTCAATCAGTACATTCTTATCTTCAAGAGTTATTTCAAACCCCGAACCAATTACTTTAACTACTTTGTCCCCATTCGGATGAATTTCTTCAAATGTACCAGAGCGATGGTATGTCATTAACCTTTCACCACCAGGAGTATCATCAATCTCTTCTACATGACCAGACTCTGATTCAGAAACATGGTTATATGGATATTTTGTATAGGTATTAGACTTCGGTGGAAGTTCATCCCAAGATGATCGGGTTTCGTTATTTCCATCAGTACCACCAACCGTTGGTACATAAGCCTTAGTTGCCTTGGGGACATCAGTTATCCTATACATCCTTCGTATCAATAATGAATCATGATACTCCGCAAAATCACCACGAGCTAATTTATTAGTATCTGGTTCTATGTTCCTAGGATAATTACCCGTTGGATCTCTAAAACCTTGTGCTTTCAGATATTCCTTATTTTCAGTCTTGAGTGTTGTATTAAAACCTGGAAGTGTACCAACAACAACCATATCTTGTTTAAACTTGTCGAGGAAGAAACCTGATACCCACGAACCCTCTACAAGAAACGGCGGAGTTGTACCAAGGCCGTCCATTGACGGGTTTGTTGTTGGTGACATAACAGTAGACCACGGAAGATCCTCTGTTGGGATAGCAGCTTTATCGACGGTGTGATGACCGAGAGCTCTAACTCTAACTCTACCTAATTTTTCTGGGTCCATTCTGTCTTCGACTACACCGACAAACCATACGAACCCATTTTTACCAAAATAATTTTCCATGTTTATATTTATACGAATTACAAAAGTTATG